ACAATTTACAATCAATTCAGTCTTATCTAAATAACTTTAGAAATGGTGTTTTAAGTATTGAAAATAAGTTTATTCTTAAGACTCCTCCAAATGTAAACATTCTTGTAACTCAGCCACCTAATCATTATATAGATGGCCTACATTTTATGAATGGTGTTGTTGAGTCAGATAACCTAAGAAGATCTTTTACCTTTAATATCAGGGTTACAACCCCAAACAAAGTCATCAAGATTAAAAAGGGTGACTGGCTTTCTGGATTTATTCCAATTCCAAGATTCTATGTAGAAAATTTTGAACTTGTTCCAGCTAAAAAGCTTTTTTCTGAAGAGTTATTGTATAATGAAAGAATGAGTGCTGAAAACCTTCAGTGGGAAAGACAAAACCCAGAAAAAGAAGGTGGGGATATTGGAAAAGTAAATGATTCAGGCAGAAGATATTTCAAGGGCATTCATGTAAACCATAAGCCATACAGAAATCATCAAAAGAGAATAAAGGATAAGCCAAATGAGTGATCAGAATAGACCAGCAAGACCTTGGGATCTTTTAAATAAAAGCATTGGTCGTGTAGAGGGTGAAATTGCTGAAAAGAGATTAGATATCTGCAAGCAATGTCCAAAGTATATTTCTACTACTCACCAGTGTAAGGAGTGTGGGTGCATTATGAATCTAAAGGTTAAGCTTCCTAATGCCTCTTGTCCCCTACACAAATGGGAGCAGGTACAGTCAAACCTTAAAGATGGCATTACCGATGATGGGCTGCCAAAGTCTTAATAGGTGAGACTACTATCTATATATAAAAGTGCTATACCTAAAGATAAGGTATAGCCTTTTTATTTACGCTTGTTTTTGATTGAGAATAGTGCTATACTTAAGGACTACTTCGGAAATTGCGAAGTACTCATCTAAAATTACTTTGAAAGGTATATAAATGTCAGAAAGCGTTTTTTCGTTTCGTCTATCAGAGGACTTTATTCAAAAGTACTCAACAATAACAGCACCCTTTGGTTTCTCGGATGCTGGGTCTAATTCCCTTGGAGAGATTACCTTTATTCGTACTTACTCTCGTGTTAAGGAGGATGGAACAAAGGAACGCTGGTATGAAGTATGCCGTCGTGTAATTGAGGGTATGTATTCAGTACAGAAAAACCATGCCAAGGATAATCGTTTGCCATGGAATGATAATAAGGCTCAGAAGTCTGCACAAGAAGCATTCCAGAGAATGTTTGAATTAAAATGGACACCACCAGGTCGTGGCCTTTGGGCATTTGGTACACCTATGACTATGGAGAAGCGTAACTCTGCTTCACTTCAAAACTGTGCAATGGTTTCAACAAGAGACCTTGATCGTAATGATCCAGGTGCATTATTTGCTTGGGTAATGGATGCATTAATGCTTGGTATTGGTGTTGGTTTTGATACTCTTGGACAAGATAAGCAGATGCCTATATTTGCTCCATCAGAGCCAGAATTAATTTATGATATTCCAGATACTCGTGAGGGTTGGGTAGAATCAGTACGACTTTTGATTAACTCATTCCTTCGTCAGAATCAGCCAATTCAGGCATTTAACTATGACCTTATCCGTCCTCTAGGAGCACCAATTAAGGGCTTTGGTGGCGTTGCTAGCGGTCCGCAGCCATTGATTGATCTACATACACGTATTCGCAATGTAATTGGCTCTAGAGTAGGAGAGACACTTGATAGCCGTGCAATTGTAGATATTATTAATCTTATTGGAACATGTGTTGTTTCTGGAAACGTTCGTCGTTCAGCAACACTAGCTCTTGGAACTCCAGAAGATGATGGATTTATTAATCTTAAGAATCCAGAAGTTTTTCCTGAGCGTAACTCATATGATCCAGAAAATCCAGGATGGGCATGGATGAGTAATAACTCAATCGCTGCTCAGGTTGGAACTAAGTATGAAGACTATGTAGATCTAATTGCAGATAACGGAGAGCCAGGATTTATTTGGCTTGATGTTGCTCGCAACTATGGTCGTCTTGCAGATGCTCCAGATTACAAGGATACTCGTATTATGGGATTCAATCCTTGTGCAGAACAGCCACTAGAGTCATACGAGCTTTGTACCCTTGTAGAAGTTCACCTAAACAGACATGAGTCAAAGGAAGACTTCCTTAAAACATTAAAGTTCGCATACCTTTATGGAAAGACTGTAACTCTTATGCCAACACATTGGCAGCAGACAAACGGTATCATGCAGAGAAACCGTCGTATCGGTACATCTTTGACAGGTATTGCTGCATTTGCTGACGAGCATGGTCTTCCAACAACTCGTGAGTGGATGGATCATGGATATGAAAAGATTCGTCACTATGACCACAAATACTCAGAGTGGCTCTGTGTTCGTGAATCAGTTCGTGTAACAACAGTTAAGCCATCAGGTTCTGTATCACTGCTTTCTGGTGCAACTCCTGGAGTTCACTGGGGACCTGGTGGAGAGTTCTACCTTCGTGCAATTCGTTTTGGTAATCAGGATCCTATGCTTCACCTTTTCAAAGCAGCGGGGTATAAAGTTGAAGCAGACTTAGTATCAGCAAATACATCAGTAGTCTACTTCCCTGTAGCATCAGGGCATAAACGTTCTGAAAAGCAGGTAAGCCTATTTGAGAAGATTGGTTTAGCAGCAACTGCTCAGAAGTACTGGTCAGATAACGGTGTATCTGTAACTCTATCATTTGACAAGGACACAGAAAAGCAGTTTGTTGCTCCAGCTCTTAATATGTATGAAGGACAGCTAAAGGCAGTCTCATTCCTTCCAATGGGAAATAAGACTTACCCACAGCAACCTTATACAGAAATCACACGAGAAGAATACAATGCATATGTGGGCAAGATTGGCAAGATTGACTGGTCTGCTATTTATGATGGCATTGAAAACCTTGAAGCAGAGGGTGAAGCTTATTGCTCAACCGATGCATGTGAGATTAAGTTCTACTAAAACACAGGATGTACAATATCAGGCCCTACTGGACAAAATCTGGTAGGGCTTGGTACATTCTTTATCTAGATATGGTATACTAATAACTATGGATTCCTTAATTAACCCAGAAACTGGCGAACCAATCGTCAAGAATGTACGTAGACAAGTTATTGAAAAGAAATATAACTGGGGACTATACGTGTACAAGAAGTCAAACGGTAAGTGGTTTACTGATGGAGAAGGTAATGTCCTTAACATTGAGTCAATGCGTAATGACATAACAAAAATAGCAGAATTAAAAGCAGCTGCAAAGCATTATGGAGATGAAGGCGACGGAGAAGCAGTATTTGTTCCTGGTCTAACACGAATCACTGATGAAGAGTACACAGAGCAAATGGATCGTATGAAGTCTGGACTTATCCCATCTATGAATGATCTTGGTGCATGGCATGCAGCCCAACAAACGCTAAACAAGGCGGGTAAGGATATGTTTGATGAGTAATAGCGACTACCTAGAGGCAAGACTCAGTACGGCAGAAAAACAAGAGAGTCAGTTTAAGAATAGTGACCCTTTTAATAAGTCTTGGGATGAACTAAAGGCTCTTGGCGGTATTGAAGAAAACTTTAAGCGTCGTGTTACAAGACAGGTAAATAAGGCAATGACTCAAGAAGGTTATCTTGCTACTAATGCAAACATTAATCTTCTTAGTCCACAATATCTTGATTCTGCAAATGCTGATCCAAAAGGACTTAAAGACTCTGGTTCAAAAGCAATTAATCCTGGCTTAGTCTATCGCAATGGATATGGACTCTTTGATGTTATTACACCTCCATACAACCTATATGAATTAGCAAACTTTTACGATACATCTTTTGCAAACCATGCTGCTATTGATGCAAAGGTAGAGAACGTTGTAGGTCTTGGATACCGTTTTGATGTAACAGATAGAACAATGCTAAGTCTTGAAACTAATACAGATAAGGCAGCAACAGATCGTGCTCGTAAAAGAATTGAAAAAGCAAAGCTTGAACTACGTGACTGGCTAGAATCATTAAATGATGATGATAGCTTTACACGTACAATGGAAAAAATTTATACAGACTTACAGGCAACTGGAAATGGATACATGGAAGTTGGTAGAACTGTTGCTGGTGAGATTGGGTATGTTGGACATATTCCGTCTACTACAGTTCGTGTTCGTCGTATTCGTGATGGATTTGTTCAAATCATTGGTCCAAAGGTTGTTTACTTCCGTAATTTTGGTGCTACAAACCAGAACCCTTTAACAGCAGATGCTCGTCCAAATGAGATTATTCATTTTAAGGATTACTCACCACTAAATACTTATTATGGTGTGCCCGATATCGTTGCGGCATTGCCATCTTTAATTGGTGACCAGCTTGCTTCACAATACAACATTGACTACTTTGAAAATAAAGCGGTACCAAGATATGTGATCACTCTAAAGGGTGCAAAGCTATCTGCAGATGCAGAAGACAAGATGTTTAGATTCTTGCAGACTGGTCTTAAGTCTCAGTCCCATAGAACCCTCTACATCCCACTTCCTGGAGATAATGATCATTCTAAGGTTGAGTTTGACATGAAGCCAATTGAGAATGGAATTCAAGATGGTTCATTTAAAGAATATCGCAAGCAAAATCGTGATGATATTTTAATTGCACATCAGGTCCCAATCTCAAAGCTTGGAGGAGCAGACTCTGGAGCAATCGCAGCAGCTCTTTCACAAGACCGTACATTTAAAGAGCAGGTTTCTCGTCCAGAGCAACAACATCTTGAAAAGGTTATTGGAAAACTTATTAAAGAAAAAACAGATATTCTGCAGTTTAAGTTCAATGAGCTTACGCTAACAGATGAAATTGCTCAATCACAGATTCTTGAGCGTTATGTTAAGAATCAGATTATGCTTCCTAACGAAGCTCGTGAGATCCTTGATCTGCCACAAGCAGAGCACGGAGATGAGCCTCTTGAGCTAAGTCCAAGGCAGGCAGCAGATGCCAGGGCAAACGGAAATCGTTCTCGTGATGGAGAAAGACTTAATAATCAGTCAGACGGTTCTGCAACCGTATCTGGAAGAAATCCCAAGGGCGAAGGCAGAGCGTCTCAATAATTAAGAAACGTTATAAAAGGTTTGGTATAATAGATACGATATGAACATAAATAAGGCTTTTTGGACCACTGATGGCGACAATGTTCGCCTCTCAATGCCTTTCGGCAAAGTAGACACAGAGAAGAGAATTGTCTCTGGGTTTGCTTCACTTGATAATGTTGATAAGCAATATGACATTGTTACAACAGAAGCGTCTATGAATGCTTTTGCAAAGTTCCGTGGGAACATTAGAGAAATGCATCAACCATCAGCAGTTGGTAAGATGCTTAACTTTAAAGAAGAAAAGTATTTTGATCCAGCAACAAAGAAGTTCTATAAGGGTGTTTACGTATCTACATATATTTCCAAGGGTGCACAGGATGCATGGGAAAAAGTTTTAGATGGAACATACACTGGTTTTTCTATCGGCGGTAGAATGAATAAGTGGGATGACGCATATAATGAAGAACTTGATAAGACAATCCGCATCATTAAAGACTATGATCTGGTAGAATTGTCTTTAGTAGATTCTCCAGCAAATCAGTTTGCTAGCATCATGTCAGTTGAAAAAGTTGATGGTGTTGATGTAATTAAGGGAGAGTTTACAGATGTTGTTGTAGAGAATGTTTTCTATGACGAAGAGACAGGCATCGTTCTAACCTCTGATGAAGAAACATATGTTAGCCCAGTAAGTGGCAACGAAATGAAGAACATTGGTTTTGTAGAAAAGAATGACTCAGATAAAGCAAATATGATAAAGTTCTTAGTTGATAGTGCTAAAGGCATTAATACATCTAAGATTACAAAGGAGGTAAACCCTATGTCAGAAGATACAACAGCAGTAGTTGAAGCACCAGTTGCAGAAGCAGAAGCAGTATCTGTAGAGGTCACTCCAGAGGCACAACCAACAGAAGCACCTGAAGCAGTAGTTGAAGCAGAAGCACCAGTTGCTGAAGCTGAAAAGTCTGATGCAGTTGCAGAAGATAGTGCTACATCTTCACCAGAAGATGCGATTCAGGCTCCAGAAGCACCAGCAGCAGAAGAAGCTGCAAAGGCTGATGAAGTAATTGCAAGTGCAATTGCAGAAATCAAGGAGTCTGTTACTAATGCCTTTGGCGATCTAACAGCAACAATTAAGTCACTTAGTGATGAAGTTGCTAATATGAAGAAGTCTCTTGATGCCACAACAACTGATGTAAATCAGATCAAGGGTACTTTTAATGAAATTGGAAAGCGAGTTGATTCCGTAGAAAAGGACACAGCTTTCCGCAAGTCTGGCGATCTAGGCGAGATCGTGCAGGAATTGGACTCAACCCCAGTTCAAAAATCCCTATGGGGCGGACGTTTCCTCAAATTCTCCGACCTATACAACTAACATAAAAATCACTAGGAGGTGAACAATATGTCAGAAGATATCGTAAAAAACTATCCAGGTACAACACAAGGCCACACCCATACAGGTGAGGGCGCAGTAGCATCTGGTTCTACCGCAGACGCAGCAGCCATTGTTAATGGTCGTGTTGGTGTCATGGGTAACATTGATGGTGCAAACTACGGTGATGCACAACTCGGAGTAAATCCAGTTGGTACACCTGGTGGTATCCTATTGCCTGAACAAGCTCGTCGCTTCATTGATTATGTGTGGGATGCTACAGTTCTCGCTAAGGATGGACGTAGAGTTACAATGCGAGCTAACACAATGGAACTTGAAAAGGTTAACGTTGGTGAGCGTGTAATTCGTGCAGCAGCACAGGCAGACCCTACATTTACAAATGCAGGCGCAACTTTCTCTAAGGTTGAATTGACTACTAAGAAGATTCGTCTTGACTGGGAAGTTTCAACAGAAGCTCTTGAAGATAACGTAGAAGGTGGAGCTCTTGAAGACCATCTCGTACGTTTGATGACAACAGCTTTTGCTAACGACATTGAAGATCTTGCGATCAACGGTGACGGTTCAACAGGCGACTTCCTTTCAATCATGGAAGGATTCGTTTCAAAGGTACAGGGTGGAGATTCACACGAGTCTCTCGTAACAGTTGAGAATAACAACTGGACAACACCAGTACTTCAGGATATCATCCTTGCTATGCCACGTAAGTACCGTGCAATCAAGAACAACCTTAAGTTCTATGCTGGTACAGATGCATTCCAGGGTATTGTCAAGAACAACGGAACACTTGCAGATGCAATTGCAGAAGCATTTACTCCACGTCTTGGTGGTACAGAGGCTATGCGTCAGTCATACTATGATGGAAACGCTCAGACATTCGGTGGAGCACGTACAACACGTGTTCTCGGTGTTGAGGTTCAGGAAGTTCCTTACTACCCTGCAGGATATGTAGATCTTACATTCCCACAGAACCGTGTATGGGGATTCCAGCGTGATATCACTGTAAACCGTTTCTACCAGCCAAAGAAGGACACAATTGAGTACACAGTATTCGTCCGCTTTGGTATCCAATGGGAAGAGCTTGATGCAGTCGCATTCGCAACAGCAGCAAACAACTCATAATCGCTAAAACGATTGACTTGGGGAACGGTGTAAAAGCCGTTCCCTTCAGTCTTTTATAAGGAGAAAATATGTCATATCCAGGAACACCAGAAAGCCACACACACGTTGCTGAAGGGGCTATCGTGACACTGGGTAACCCAGGAGTCATAGTAATGGGTCCAGGGGGCTTACAGGTCAATACAATGGGTACTATGGGGCAAGCAAACATGGGTGATACATCTGGGCCAAATGCTGTTAACCCATCTGGAACACCAAATGGTATTAGACTTCCTTCTCAAAATAATTTTGGCAGAGGAAGACGACGCTAATTCTGGTATAATGACTTAGGAGGAATTAATGTTTATTGATGATGATTTATCAAAAAAGACAGTTATGGAAATAAAGTCTTTTGCTAAAAAGAATAACATTGATTTAATGGGGGCAACAAAAAAGGCTGAAATGCTTAGTGTTATTGAAGGTTGGACACCACCAGAGCCAACAACTATAGCACAAGAGGAAAAGCTAAAGGTAGAAAAAGTAGCACTATTCTCAGAGCGTAATATATTCTGGAACGGTGTTGGAGAAGTCGTAAAAGGCTATAACATAGTAACCAAGGAGGTTTCCGAAAAGTGGCTTACCCACAGCAAGGTTCGCATAGCGACACCACAAGAAGTGGCAAAACACTACGGTAAATAATTATGATCATTCTTAGACTCCCACCATTTCCAATTGAAGTAAAATATGATGTTCCAATGCCAAATACAGAGTATCTATTTACAATTGAGAATGCTCCAAAGACAATTGAGGCATCTGAAATATTAATGTCTGATGAAAACTCTCAGATTACATTTTTGCTAACAGGTGATTTTGTTACATACGACCATGATTATTCTGTCGCTATCTATGAGATTACTAATGAAGCAGAAGAGCATATTTTAGTTCAAGATATTCTTAGTATTATTAGACCATATGTTGACCCACGAACACTTGGAACTACAGCAACAGAAATTGCACAGGCACAATATAACGAAAGAATTGCAAGAGCAATTATTGACTCTTTGATTAGTCGTGGTTTTACATTTGAGAAAAAGGTTCTTGAGGTAGTAGGTCAAGGCACTGACTATATGCCAGTATGGGAAACAATCTATAAGATTGATGAAGTATATGAAAATGGAGTTTTAGTTTTTGACTCAAAACAATCACCATCAGCACTTGCAGGTTTTAACTATGTAATCACAAAAGATAGAACTGCATTAGTAAAGGTACCAGCAGACTCATCACAGTATGAGCCAAAAAATAGATCAGAGAGAAAGCCTCTAAAGTATAGAGATGCTGGATCAGATTCATTTTATGCATATGCCCCATATGAAAATTTTGATAATATGTGGACAAACACAAGAAATCCAGCAGTAGCATTTCCAGAGGGATTTGACTATGTATTTGTATATGAGGCAGGGTATAAGGTTATACCAAGCGATGTTCGTGATGCAATGAACATGCTTATTGATGACTTAAAGTGTGGAAAGATGGATCACTATAAGGCATACATCACTGAATATCAAACAGATCATTTTAGACTAAAGTATGATTCTTCAAAGTTCTTTGGAACAGGAAATATTTTAGTTGACATTATTCTTGATAAATATATGACAAACTTACGTACACCTGGGATGTTGTAATGGTTACTTGTGGGTCTACAGATTTTATGAATCCGTTGTTAGCTGATGTGTATTATGCAATTATTACACAAAACGACTATGGTAAGCCTACAAAAGAGTGGATCTTTGATAGAACAATAGCATGTAATGCTCAGCCATTGGGAAAGAAAACACAAGAAGAAATTAGTCCAGCTGTATTTTTACAACAAGATGGAAAGCTAATTGCTAGATCTAGAGAAGATATTAGAACATCTTCAAAAAATGAAAACCATGCATTAACAAATATACTTGTGACGAACATAAGATTTCCAGGGGATAACTTAGTTTATAGGGAAACCGCTGGTCCAAGAAGCGGTAGAGGTACAATGTTTGAGGTTGCTAGTCTTGAGCCATTTATTGGTGGTCTTCAGTCTATTGAATACTACTCAATGATGTGGCGTAGATCTGAAAACCAGACAGTTGGTGATTAATGAAAGTCACAGTAGACGTAAAAGATCTTCAGAAAAAGCTTAACAATATAGCTAATTATTCTATTGGGTTTTTAGATGGTGCTCAAAAAGGAAAATCTGTTATGCTTAAAAACTTAGGAGCAAGCACTATTACAGTTTTAAAAGAATACATAGATGCAGAAGCAAGATCAAACCCAAAAGCACTACACCATATCTACGAATGGTATCAAACAGGAAGTCCATCAGCAAGATTGTATGACTTTAACTATACTGTCAGCGGAATAGGTTTATCATTTAAGTCAAGCTTTAAGCAGTCATCTAGCCTTGCCAATGGATCAAATGTTCCATTTTACAATAAGGCAAAAATAATGGAAGAAGGAATTCCAGTTAGAATTTCTCCAAAGAAGTCTGATGTTCTTGCATTTGAGATAGATGGGCAGACAGTATTTACAAAGAACTCAGTAGAGGTTGATACACCAGGAGGACAGTTTGTCCAAGGATCTTTTGAAAAAATTGCAGATGAGTTTTTTAATATTTATTTCAGGCAGTCATTCTTAAGAGCTTCTGGACTATATGAGCATATCAAGAAGCCAAAACTTTATAAGAGCAACTTCTATGCTGGATCTAAGTCAGGGGCTTCAGCAGGAGTTTCAGCAGGATTTAAGTGGATAGCAAATGCACAAATAGGAGTAGAGTAATATGGCAGATGTAAAACAAACGACAGGGTTTCCACCATTACTTTTAAATAAGTATGTCTTAGCACAGCTAGAGCTTCATGGCCTATATACCCCAAACCTAAATAGTGGCATGAGCTCTCCAATAGTAACTATTCAGTCAACCAATATTGATGACCTATTTAAAGAGATTTCTATCCCAGAAGGTGGGACCTTTTTAATTGCTTATGATAGGCTAGTTCGCTATAAGCCAAGTACATTCTATAGGCACAAGAGAGAGCAACTGATTTATACTATTCATGCTTTGGATGAGGCAGTTGGACTAGACATATCAAGGGTTATTATTGAAGCCCTTGACCGCCAAGACTCATCTGGACAGGACATTAACCAGTGGCTTATAGAGAATAAAGCCTCTTTGGGCAACCTAAACAATAACGTATTTTTCCATAGCTCCAGAGTATTCCAGGTTGATGAGACCAGAGATCTGGTTGAGCTTGGCTCAATTAAGTTCAATTACCGTGGAAAGCTTATCATTGAGTATGACTACCACACCACTGGCACATTATACACTTAAAAAAGCTGATATACTGTACTTTGAGGAAACACAACGCCAATACAATTTAATAACCCTATTTAGGAAAAAGAGGTGAAAATATGGCTAATTACAGTCGTGGTACATCAACCAACATTATCGTTGGTGCAGCAGCAGTATTCGTTGCAGATACAACACTAGACGCATCTTCAGTTACAGCTTTTGAGTCTTCAAAGACTTTCAGAGACACACTTACTAATGATGTTGACTACACAAACGTTGGTTACACAATGAATGGTCTTGAACTGCAGTTCCAGCCTGACTTCGGTGAAGTTAAGGTTGACCAGATTCTTGACGTTGCAAAGCTTTACAAGCAGGGAATGCAGGTCTCACTTAAGACAGCATTTGCTGAAGCAACACTAGAAAACCTTCTTCTTTCTTTGGCTTACAGCGATTCAAAGCTTACAGGAACAAAGTCAACTTCAGCAGGACAGGCACTTGACCTTTCTGCAGGAGACATTGGCGAGTGCCCAGTTGAGCGTGGTATCGTAGCAGTAGGTCCAGGAACAGGAGATTGCGTAGATTCAGCTTATGTAGAGCGTGTTTACACAGCGTACCGTGCACTCTCAATTGAGAATGTTACAGTATCTGCTAAGCGTGACGAAGCTTCAATGTTTGAAGTTTCATTCCGTCTCCTCCCAGAGGATACATCTGGTTCATATGGTAAGATCGTAGATCGTACTTGGACACCAGCATCATAATTTAATAAATTATACGGCTTAGCCCACTTCTTCGGAGGTGGGCTTTGTTGTTTTGTGCTAGAATAGATAGACTATGGCAACAACAATATATCCAATAAATAAAGTTATTTTATTTGGCGGAGAAGAACTAGAAATCATTCCTTTGAAGATTAAATATCTTCGTGAGTTTATGACCAATTTTGACAAGATTAAACTAACAAAAAATGATGATGAAGCCATAGATGTTTTGGTTGAGTGCGTCAGAATATGTATGAAGCAGTATTATCCAGCAATATCAAGGTCAGTATCAGACATAGAGGACAACTTTGATCTGCCAGGAATATATCAAGTCCTTGATTTTGCTGCAGGAATTAAGGTCAACAGTGGCTCAGAACAACCAGTAAAAACACAAGCATTGCAAAGTAACACAACCTGGGAAGATTTTGATCTTGCTAAGCTAGAGTCAGAAGTATTTTTGCTGGGTATATGGAAAGATTATCAAGAACTAGAACTATCCTTGTCTATGCCAGAATTAATAGCAACTCTGGAAATAGGTAGAGAGATGGATTATACAGAAAAGAAATTTCTTGCTGCTATCCAAGGTGTTGACCTAGATGCCGAAACTGGCAAGGGTGGACAGAAAGAATGGGAAGACCTTAAGGCTAGAGTATTTAGTAAGGGTGCAACATCTGATGCAGATGATGTTCTTGCCTTACAGGGAGTAAATGCTCAAAAATTAGGGTTTGGTATTGGGATGGGACTGGACTATGAAGACGGAAGAGACCCATCTCTTATGCTATAATTAGTGTAGCCTATATAGGAGGAAAAATGGCAACAACAGTACATGAGAGTAAAGAACTTACACTCATGGATGGAACAGTAATCAAAGTGAGACCTCTCAAGATTTCATTACTACGCCCATTCATGACTAAGTTTGAAAAGGTGGCAGAGGTGGCAGAAGATAATGAGAAGTCAATGGCTCTCCTTATGGAATGCGTACAAATTGCTATGGAGCAGTACAATCCAGATCTAGCTAAAGATATCAATGCTTTGGAAGACATTCTTGATCTTCCAACAGTCTATGACATTATTGAGGCAGCATCAGGAGTTAAGTTAACAGACGCAAATGCACTACTTAACACAGTGCTTGCAAATAACTAAAAAAACAATTAAAAAAAGGGAGGTGCTAGTTTGTGGCTGACGTAAATGCTAATATAGGCGTACATATTGATACGACCCAAGCACTTGCGGGACTTAAAAACTTACAGCGACAACTAGCTACCTTTCACTCTTCAGTTGCACAAGGAAGTGCACAAACAGCAGCAGCTCAAAGAAGCCTGCAAACTAATCTATTAAATTCAATTAATGCAACAGGTATGTTCACGGCCAAGATGGGCCTTGTTAGAACATCCACAGAGTCTTTTACTCATGCCCTTGAAAACAATAAGCTTTCAATGGGTCAATACTTTAGATACGCTGGAGCATCAACAAAGACATTCGGAAGAATGTTTAAGTCAGAGTTTGACACAATTGGCAAGGTAGCTCAAGACCGTGTAAAGAAGATGCAGACCCAGTATATTAAGATGGGTCGTGATGCAGCAGGAGCAACCAAGGCAATGTCAGTTACACCTCTGACATTAAACATGAAAGACTTTGGAACTCAAGCAGCAATTGCAGCACAGAAGCAAGCATTATTTAATCAGCTCGTAAAGCAAGGATCTACAAACTTACTTAACTTTGGTAAGAATACTCAGTGGGCTGGTCGTCAGCTTATGGTTGGTTTTTCTATTCCTCTTGCATATTTTGGAGCTGCAGCAGCTAAAACATTTATGGCATTAGAGGCACAGGCTATCAGATTTAAACGTGTCTATGGTGAAATGTTTACAACATCAGATCAAACTAATAAGGCACTCAAGGATATAGAAGGCTTAGCAAAGAGCTTTATTCAATATGGTGTCAAGATGGAAGATACCATGAAGATGGCAGCAGATGCTGCTGCAATGGGTAAAATGGGTGCAGACCTTACTGCTCAAGTTGCACAAGCAACAAAGCTTGCAGTACTTGGTAGCGTTGAACAAGAGAAGGCATTAGAAACAACAATTTCCTTAACTAATGCATTTGGTATTTCTGCAGACCAGCTTGCAAATAAAATTAACTTTCTTAACGCAGTTGAAAACCAGACTGTAGTAAATATTGAAGATCTTACAACAGCTATTCCAAAGGCTGGACCAGTTGTTAAGCAGCTCGGCGGTAGCGTAGAAGACTTAGCCTTCTTCCTTACAGCAATGAAGGAAGGCGGAATCAATGCCTCAGAGGGAGCTAACGCACTCAAGTCTGGTTTGGCCTCTCTTATTAATCCAAGCAAAAAAGCAGCAGAAATGCTCTCTGGTCTTGGTATTAATATTAACGGAATTGTTGAGGGCAATGCAGGAAACCTTAAAGCAACAGTAGTAGGGTTTGCACAGGCACTAGATAAGTTAGCACCACTTGATCGTGCTAGAGCAATTGAGCAACTATTTGGTAAGTTCCAGTTTGCTAGACTATCAACATTGTTCCAGAACATCACTAAGGATGGAACACAGGCAAATCGTGTTCTTGGACTAACAAATGCTAGCGTTGAAGAACTTGCTATCTTGTCCGAACGAGAAATGGCAAAAGTCAAAGATGCTGTTGGAACAAACTTCAAGGCATCCCTAGAAAGCCTCAAGGTTTCTATGGTTCCAGTTGGAAAAGCTTTCCTTGAAGCTGTAACCCCAATTGTAAAGTTTGTTGGAAAAGTTTTAGAAAAATTTAATGGTTTAGATGACGGCGTTAAGAAATTTATTGTTACAGCTGGAGCCCTTGTAGGAATTATTGGTCCAATTCTATTGATGACATTTGGTTTGGTCGCAAACGGTGTTGCAAATATTATTAAGCTTTTCTTGGCAATGCGTATGGGCTTTAGCAAAATTGGTGGAAGTAGTAAGATTCTTGCAGAACAAACTACATATTTAAATGCAGCACAACTTGAGTCAGCAACTGTAGCAGCATCACTTAATCAGGCACACTCACAGTTAACACAAAAATTTGAATTTGAAGCAGCAGCAGTTAGAGCACTAAGAAATGCATATGTTGAGGCAACCATTGCAGCAGGAAAGTTTGCAAGAACAAATCCAGGAGCAATGCTTCCTCCTCGTGCAGGTGGAGCTGGACCAAGAAAGTTTGCAACAGGAACAACAAGTGTACCAGGCCCAAGAGGTGCTGGTGATGTTGTCCCATCATTGCTATCTCCAGGAGAGGCTGTTATTCCTGCTCCAGTTGCTCAAGATCCTAACTTTAAACCAATTATTGAGGGTATGGTAAACGGTAGAATTGGAATGCATGAGTCTGGTATTACCTATGCAGGAAAGCCTCAAACAGCTGGTAACGGCAAGTCTGCTCTAGTAACAAGAAAACAACAGGCTATTCAGAGATACTTTGATCTTAAGTATGGGCCAAAGTCTACTGCAACTCCAGAAATGAAGGCAGCATACGAGTCAAACAGAAATGGCTTTAAGGATTTATCCTCTAGACTTGTTTATGATAACAAGACAAAGATGTACACATATCTTGGCAAAGATGGTAAGCCACTATCTGTAATGACCTCAAAGCAACTTGAACAACAGATTAAGTACACCTTTAAAGAAACACAAAGCAAGATGGGTGGTACTTCAAATAGACCAACAACTCCATCAACACTTGACAGATACCTTGGTAGACTTGGCAAGCCTGGAACAGGAGCTCCTTCTGCTGTAAGAGCACTTAGAGCAAAGCTTAACGCTCAGTTCCCAGATAAAGAAGGAGCTAATCTCCATGCTGAGTTAAAAAAGGCTGGACTCAATGATCAAGAAGTCAAAAAATTTATGGGGTCAAAAGAAGAGTCTCATATTCTTAAGCCAAAGGATTCAGCTAAAAAGTGGCAAAGCGGACACACTATATCTGATCATGCAGGACTTAATAACTATCTAAATCGTGCAGGTGGATCTTCTGTTGGTAAACTTATAAATAATCCAAAGATTGGTCTTCCAAAATCTCAAGGTGGTTTAGGATTAAGCCAACAAGAAATTAAGCAACTAAAGAATGATTATAGATTTGCTCAGTCTCAAAAGCATCCAACTAACCCAGCCGAGCTTGCAAAGATAGCAAGAATTGCTGGTCTTGAGGTTGCTGCAAATAATGCTGGAATTGCTAAGATAGATAAGGTTTTCCAGGCTAAGGGTGTTCTTGCATTAGCAAAGGTCAGAACTCCAGAATTCTATAAGGATATTGCAAAGACAATCGTTAAGCTTGGTCCAACACCAAAACCACTCTCTGAAGTTGTAGCTGTTGCTAAGGGAGAAAAGGTTGTTGCTAAGGGTAAACGACCAGTAACCTTAACAGGACAAAATACAGAGCCAAAGCCTGCGGGAATGCAAACAACAAGCAGAAACGTAGCAGACAATAGAGTTGCAAATATTCCAAGAGGTGCATCTATTATTCCAAGAGGAGTAAGAGTTAGAGGTGCTATTAGTGGACTAGATGGAACTCCTCCATCAGCTGCAGTTTCAAGCATGGATAGACAGTTTAGAGCAGAACAAAATTCTTTGCGTCGTCAGATTGAACTACAAGAAAAAAGAAGACTTTCAGCACTTAGAGCAGAAGCAAGACTAAAACAACAAGAGCAGATGAGAGCTAAGCAAGCAGAGGCAAACCGACTTAGAATGGCTAGAGAAGATGCCAAGGTTTCAGCAAAAGCAAGAGCTGGACTAACTAAGTTTAGCGAAAAGGCAACTGCTGGTATGGGTGCACTTAGCAGCTTAACCATTGCTGCATCATTTGCTGGTGGATCTGTTGGAGATATGGCACAAAAGATGATGCCATTTATTTTTGGTTTGCAAGGTGTGGCAATGTTACTTCCAGCATTAGTTAAGTGGCAAGGAATGCTTGGACTTACAGTTGCTGCGTTTGTTGGTGCACAGATGTGGATTAATGCTTCTGCAAGTAAAGCAAGAGACAAGATGTTAGATTTAGCAGATGCAACTGGTGCTACTTCAGAAAACATGAAAAAGCTTTCTGAATTTGCTGGAACTGTAAGTGCAGCAGAATTACTAAACTACAAGAAGAGCAAGATGTTTAGTCCTCTTACTGTAGCACAAGGTAAGAGTAGCTTTGGAGAAATGTTTGCTCAGTCAGAACAAGGAAAGTCAACTGCAGCTGGATTACGTGAAATCATAAGCAAGCAAGGAACAAAAGAAGGAATAGAAACATTAAAGACACAATTATCTGCAGCTGTAGCATCTGGAGTATTTTCAACAGCACAAGCTAGAAGTATTGCTCTTAGCATTGGAAGAGAAGTTGGAAATCTTCAAGTAGGACTGCAGGTCAATGCAGAACTTGCAAACCTATTTGGTCCAGATGGCAAAAATATTTTGGGTACAAATGGAATTAATCTTCGTGTTAATCTAGTAGAAGATCAACTTACAAAAGCACAAAACCTAGCAAAAATGGCAACAGGAGATGCTGGACTTATGGGAGGAAAACTTCCTATAGGAGATAACAGAGTCCTTGGTGGAGGAATGGACAAGGGACTGTTTACTGGTTTGTCAATTTTAGGTACAGCGTCAACTGGAGTTCAATTAGGAGCTGCAGCAGGTGCAGGAGTAGGAGCCCTATTTGGAGGCGTTGGAGCAGCCCCAGGAGCCGCTATTGGGTCTGTTGTAGGAGGAATCATAGGTATTGGTGCAGGAGCTGTTATGGCAGCCAAGTACATGGGGCAAGCCTCAGCAAGAGTAGCAGGGTTTGCTGCACAAACAACAACTGCCTATAAATCAGCAAGTGATTTAAGCAATCAAATGCAGGCAGCACTACAGCTATCATATGCTGATGCAATTAAAAGAGCTAAGCTTGATGGAGATATTGAAAAGGTTAGAAGGCTTGAATTAGAGCTTGCAGAAAAAAGCTTAAGATTACAGCAACAAGGTCAAAGAACAAGACAGTCTGCTGTTGATTTTTATGCAAACTCTAAGGGCTTGACCAGAAGAGAAACAAGAAAAGCTCTTGAAGAAACAACAAAGCGTAAATATAAAGATGATGCAATTCAGTCTCAGTATGTAAGTTCAGCAACAGGTGTGGCAAAGGAAATGAGCGGTACACTTGAGGGTAAGATTCAGATGATGATGAATTATGGATCAATGACACCATCACAAATTGTTGCCTTTGATCAAATGTTTGCTGATAAAGGAACAAAGACTAAGATGTTCAATATTGTTGCACAAATTGATACTAAATTTGGTGGAATAGTAGGCGGACAAGCAACAGATATTGCTGGTGGATTTACTGATCTTTTGGGAAATCCAAATGAAGAAGTTACAACAAAGTTCTATGTTGATATTAGAACAGCAAAAACACAAGGTGAAGTTGATAAGCTACTCAATCTTTATGGAACAATATCTGCTGGTAGTGGTTTCCTTGATGTTGGAATGCTTGTTTCTTACTACCAGAAGAATCCAAAAGCTGCAGCAGAGCTAGAAAAGCAAATTGAAGCAGTTCAGGCTAATAGTGGAAAGCTTGACATTCAAGTTCTTCAAACATTCTTACCTCCAAAGATTCTTGGAGCATTTAACCAAGACTACTTTAAGGGGCTTGACCAAAATGCTCGTCACGTGTACACTACAACAATTGCACAAATTCTAGATGTTAAGGACCCAAAGATCATTACAGAAAGTGATGACTTTGAGCTATGGATGGGCGAAACAGGCAAGTACGGTGGAGCACAGTATAAGGGGCAAAAGCACTCAAGACAGTGGTGGGCAAATACTTATGCTGAAGGAAAAGCTCAAAAGATTACTACAGAAAGCCCAAGCCTAACTCCTGTAATGGGGCCAAATGGTGGTGGTAATGGTGGAGGTAAAGAACGAGATACTACATATGATGAAATTCTTAATGACTTAAAACGCACTAGAGATGGAACCATTGATGTAACAAAGGGAGCAAAAGAGCTTCTTCGTGTTCTTGGTGGAAAGAAAGATATAACAATCTTTAAGGGGCTTGATCAGCAGTTAGCTAAGCTTGGTGCAAATACAGCATTTATTGACTGGGTAGGAAGCCTAGAGAAGAACGTACAAAATAAGCTAATAAGAGTTGCAAAGAATGGCGCAGTAGCCCTTACAACACTTGGAAATGCTGCAAAGAAGGCTTTTGATGAAAGAGCTCTTGGTAGATTTAGCGCAGAGTCACAAAATGCAATTACAGCTGCAAAGGCTCAAAGAACAGCATTCTTAAAGCTCAAGATTGCAGGAGTTGAAACTACAGAAGCAATTGACTTAGTTGCAGATTCTGAGTTTGCAATCGCAGTATCTTCACAAAAGAGCTCTGGCGAAATAAAGAAGATGGTTGATGAGTGGAAGACCTCAAAGCAACAAGCTGAATTAACTCTTGCTATGACTGATCCAAAGAAGTACTTTGCTGATATTAACGATGAGTTAAAGAGACAGTACGACTATCAGCAAAAGATTATGGCACTACAAAAGAGTGCAACAGAGTCAAAGATTGCTGGAGATTATATCGGATCAGCAATGATTGGTCAACAAAAGATTCAAGAAGTTTCAGACTTTAACGCTGAGTCAAAGAATATTGATTTTAATAGCAAGCTTGCTACAATGAAGGAAGCTCTTAAGGTTATTAGCAGCTCAAAGTTTAAGGACCCTAAGCAACAAGCGTTAATCCAGTCAACATTAAGCCAAGGAATGCTAGGAATAGAGCAGTTAAGAGCATTTAGTCCAGACCTAACAAAGGCAGCAGCATTACAAACAGGTGCTCCTGGAGTTTCAAATACATTTAATAGCACACCATCTTCAACTACACCAACTGCTGGAACAGTGTATAATGTTACTATGACAGTAAATGGGGCTAATGCAAATGCAGCGGATATTGCTAATCAGGTAATTAAGAAGCTTGGTGTAAAAAATACACAAAACAATAAGACAAATGCGGTGACACCATAATGGCATATGCAATTCAATCAGGGTTACAAATTTCATTAAATGGTACTACTTGGTATAAGCTTACAGACCATAATCGTGATCCTATTGACATTGAACCAGAGCTTATTGAAAACCAATCAAGAATGGCTAATGGAAGTTTAAGAAAATATATTGTTGCAAAAAAGCATAAAATTTCAACAAGGTGGAATTTTCTTCCAACCAAGACTGCAGAAACTGCTGACGGCAATTATGGAGCAGCATGGCTTGAATCATTTTATAATGCTAATGCTGGAATCCCTATTTATCTAAAGGTAGTAGAGTCAGTTCTTGAGGCAGACCCAGCAACTGGATCAGTACCTGATGAATCGGGGAATAAGTTTAAGACAGCTGCTACAGAATCATCTGTAACAAATGCAACAGGATCAAAAACATACAGCGTATACATAACAAACTTTTCTAAGACAATCTCTAAAAGAAGCAGAATTGCTGACTATGTTGATATAGATATTGAATTTACGGAGATTTAATGCTAACAGGAATTAATTCATCTGTATTTTCTAATTCAGACTCAATTGGTATGTTGCCAATAGTATCTGCTGAGTGGAACCATAACCTCTTTAATCCACCATACATTACTGTTGCAGGACCAGGAACAGCAATGTCTTTGTCTCTATCATCTTCTAGCGGAACCGTTTCCTCTGTAACCTCTGAGGCAAAACCAAATTTTACCACAAAGAGTATGCCTATGTTGGCGGGTAAGGGGTTTATAGAGTATACCGTTACAGCTA